CGGCACTGATCGACAGCACGTCCATCTTGATGGGTGCCTTGAGCGCGGAGACCTTGCTCGCTTCTACAATCGCGTCGTCGAGTTCAGTCGTCGCAAGCCTGACGGTCAGTGCGGTCCCGCAACTCACGGCCTCCATCACGTCAACGTCAACGCTGAGCGCCACGCTGACCACGAACGCTCCGCTAACGGCCCAGATTGCCTCTACGAGCACGGTTTCCAGTGGGCTGAACGCCACTGCGGACCTCTCAGCCACGATTCAGAGCATCAGTACCCTCTCGGCGTCGCTCGTCGCCCCGTGTGTACTGAGCGCATCCATCGCGTCGACCAGCGTCGTCACCGCGGCACTCACTACCCCCAGCGGCGTGAATCTCTCCGCGACCATCGCCAGCACCAGTTCGGTGGTCTCACATCTCACCGTCCCCGCAGGACTCGCTACGTCCATCTCGTCATCGAGTTCTCTCAACTCATCGCTGAGCGCACCGTCGAACATCACCGCCCAGATCATCTCCACCAGCCAAGTGAGTGCCACCGTCACCACCGGGGCCTCGATGAGTGCGCGTCTTACATCTACGAGCACCCTGTCGGGAACGGTCAGCGTTTCGGTGTGGCTCTCGGTACAGGTCAACTCGCTCAGCACCGTCGTCTCGAACCTCATCGTCTCATTACAAAGCCCAGCAACCGCAAGCGTCACGGATACACTTGTCACGAGCGCAACGGTCAGAGATTCATTGACGACCAGTGCGAAAGTGTATGACGGCCTAGTGACGGGTGCGAAAGTTCGATGAGCGTCTATCTTCAAGGGAGCATCATCGAGAGCGAGGTTAGATTCCTCAATCCCGACACGAACACCGCCGCCGACCCGACCACGGTGGAGTTCCGCTACCAGATTGCGGGGCAGTCCCCAACAGCAGCGATTACTTACACCAGCGCAACCATTCCCGCCGTGGGGGTCATCGCCAAACTCGGCATTGGCTGGTACAAAACGTGGATCGACTCGACCTCCTTCATCGGCAAGACGCTCGAGATGTGGGACGGGCTCGGGACCGGTCAGGCGCCGGGCGACCGGTGGTTCGAGGTCATCGCGAGAGGTTCGGAGTGAGGACCCCCATCTCGATTCAGGGCGTGTTCACCGACGCGGACGGCTCGCCAGCCACGGGGACGATCTGCGCCACCCCCACGGCCCCGACGATCAATGGCTCTGGCTACTACCCCGCCGAGCCCATCTGTGGCGTCTTTGACACCTCGGGAAGGATCGTGTCCCAAGCCATGCTGGCCCTGCAACTACTGGCGAGCGACGACACCGGGAACGTCCCGAACACCGTCTACACCTTCGCGCTCAAACTCGACGGGCAGGACCTCGTGGAGTTCAACGCCTTCGTCCCACTGGCCTCTACCGCTACCGACACGGCAGTGGTGACCGTGCTGAACAGCAACCTCGTGACGCTCTCGAACCTGAAAGCCTCGCTCGCGATGGTCGGACATCCGATCACCGGAACTAACTGGGTTGGAGGGACCACGGTCACGGCCTTCAACGCCATCACGAACGTCCTCACCCTGTCCAACCCCGCGACTTCGACGGGCATCTGCTCAGCCGTCGTGGGTGGGGCAGTCAGCATCACGAGCCTGATCGCGAACCAGGTATGACGCACTCATTTCTCCTGCTCGCGGTCTACGCACTCTGCGTCTATCGCCTGACCCACTTGGTGACCTCGGACACGATCACCCTGCCGATCCGCGAGTGGCTGCACGGCAAGAGCCACCAACTGCAGGTCCGCGAGGTCCTTGACCACGGGACGTCGAGACAGGAAGAGCGCATGGGCGAGAAGCGCGGGGTTCACCTCGTGGCGTGGCAACTCGTGACCTGCCCGTGGTGCGTGAGTCCGTGGATTGCGGCCGTCTGCGTCGTGGGACTGACCTACTTCGCCTCGTGGTTCAACTACGTCGCGCTCGTGTTCGCCCTTTCTGCGGTCGCTGGCATCCTGTCTGAGAGGGTCTGATGTCGGGCCGCACCGCGACGGCGTGGAAGCCCAAGTCCAAGCAGATGGAGCGTCGCCCCGGACGTATGCGGGTCTTGACGGCGGCCGCGCAGAAGATCGACCTCGGGTCCAAGACCGAAGCCCAGCGCCAGAGGATGCTGCGCCAGAACTGGCAGTTGCAGGGCTGGGCCTACTACGACTCAATCCCCGAACTCGGATACGCCGAGGACTTCCTGAGCCACATGGCCGCGAGGATGAGGATATTCCCCGCCGCGCTCTCTGACAACGGGCCGTCCGATACTCCGGTTGCCATCAACGACCCTGAACTCAACGCTCCGCCCGAGGTCATTGAAGCCTGCAACAACGCCATGCGCGACCTCGGCAACGGACGAATCGCCATCAGCAACATCATGGAGTCCCTGTCGCTGAACGTCTCGGTCGCCGGGGAAGCGTTCCTGCTCGGCATCGAAGACCCGATGACCGGCGAGCAAACGTGGTCCATCCGCTCCATCGAAGAGGTCGTGGTCTACGACGACACGATCATGCTGCGCGAAGGCCCCATGACCAACCAGGGGCTGCTCGGACTCGTCCCGTTGGACCCGCTCTACACGACCGTCGTGAGGATGTGGAAGCCGCATCCCCGTTTCCGTCTGCTGGCTCAGAGCCCGATGCGTCGCCTGGCGAACAGTTGCGAGGACCTGCTGATTTTGCGCAGGATCATCCGCGCCACGGGTCGGTCACGTCTGGCCGGACGGGGGATCCTCCTGATTCCGGCCGAACTCGACATTCCCTCACTCGACGACGACAACTCCAGCGGGGGCGCGGACAACTTCGTCTCCAAACTGACCGACGCAATGATCACCCCGATTCGCAACGAGGGCGACGCGTCTGGAGTAGTTCCGTTGGTCATCGAAGGCCCCGGTGACGTACTGGACAAGGTGCGCTGGATTGACTTCGCCTCGAAGTTCGACGCCGAGGTCGGCGCGGTCAGGGCAGAGTTGGTCGGGGTCATCGCGTCAGGCTTGGACATCCCCCGCGAGGTCGTCGAGGGCGTAGCGGACGTAAACCACTGGGGCGCCTACCAAATCTCCACCGACACGTTCAGGGCCCACGGAGAACCGCACATCATCGGACTCGTGGAGATGCTCACCGGAGCCTTTCTGCGGCCCTATTTCGCTACCTGTGGCCTCGCTCCTGATGTCATAGACGAATGGCTCCAGCGGGTCATGTTCTGGTACGACCCGACCGAATGGGTCACCCCGACCGACATGAGCGCGAGCGCCAAGACCGCGCACGACGCGCTGGTCATCTCGGACGAGGCATTCCGCAAGTACCTCGGCTTCAACGAAGAGGACGCGCCGACCGATGCGGAGATCCTCATCCGCATGATTCGCACGATGCGCAACTGGCCGGTGAATGCGGTCATCGCGGGTCTGCACGAACTCGAGCCCAACCTCACCATCCCCGCCATCTCTGGGCCCGGCATCATCCCCGGCATGAAGGGTGGACCGGGTGGTGGCGTCTTGATGCCCGAACTCCCCGCGGGACCTGCGACCCCTGGCATGACCCCGGCGCCAGTGACGAAACTCCCCGACACGACCTCGAGTCTGCCCGCGATACCCGGGCCGAGTGATTCAACTGACGGCAGCGACATGCGCCGAAACACCATTGAGGCATTGAAGGGCGAACTCGAGCGCCGCGGGTTCAACTTCTCCGGTGAGCCGATCGTCGCCTCGTCCACGCCGGCCAAGCCGAGCGAGAAGTCCAAGCGCCTGAGTCGCAAACTGGTCTCGATCGACTCCGACCTTCGCTCGAGGTTGGTCGTCGCCGCGAACGCCGAGATGAAGCGCCAACTGGAGAAGGCCGGGGGCCGGATGCGCCAGAAGGTCAGCCCGGACAAGAAACTGCGCGAGAAGATCGCCATGACCCGCAACGACCTCGTGGTCGCACATTTGGGCAAGGACGTCGTGGAGGCTTCGGGTCTCACGGCTTCCACCCTGATGGCGACCGAATGGGACTCGCTGAAAGAGCAGTTCATGTCGTGGGTCGGTCTCGCCCAACGAAACGCAGTCGCAACCGCGGCCCAACTGGCCGGTATCGACGAGCTCGACGCCCACGCCAATGCCGCCGCGGCCATGAGCGACGGACTCGACGCCGGCTGGAGCATGCTGAAGGACGCGATGGACGAACTCGCGGTCCACCTGGCCTACAGTTCGAACCCGCACGTCGACGCTGTTGACGCCATCGCTGCATTGAATCCTGACACGCTCGTGCCCACCGGAGTGGTTCGCTGTGCGCTCGGGGTGGCCGGTGGCTCGCCCCTC